CCCATGCCATAAAACAAAAAAGAGCAATATTATTATCACCGACAGGTTCTGGTAAATCATTAATAATATATTATTTAATACGTTGGTTTTTAGCTAATTATAATCAAAAAGTTTTAGTTATTGTACCGACTACAAGTTTAGTTGAACAAATGCATACTGATTTTGTAAGTTATAACATGCCAAAAGATATGGCTCATAAAATTTATTCTGGTAAAGAAAAAACTGATAATGCTAACATATATATCAGTACATGGCAATCGATATACAAATTACCTAAGATATGGTTTCAACAGTTTGGAGCTGTTTTTGGCGATGAATGCCATGGATTTAAATCAAAATCATTAATGAATATAATGAATAAAGCTACTGAAGCAGAATATAGATACGGAACAACTGGCACTTTAGATGGGACACAAACACACGAATTAGTTTTACAAGGATTATTTGGTAAAACATATAAAGTTACAACTACTAAAGCATTACAAGACAATGATACATTAGCCAAACTCGACATACATCGTGTAATTTTAAATTATTTAAAAAAAGATCGGGAAATTTTTGGAAAGAAAACTTATCAGGAAGAAATCGAATATATAGTTGATAATAATAAAAGAAATAAATTCATAACTAATTTAGCTGTAGATCAAAAAGGTAATACATTAGTTCTTTTTAATTGGGTAGAAAAACATGGAAAACCTTTATTTGAATTAATAAATAGTAAAGTAAACGAAGCACGCAAAGTTTTTTTTGTATCTGGTGCTACTGAAACAACAGATCGCGAAGCGATAAGAGGTATAGTTGAAAAACAAAGAAATGCTATTATTGTTGCCAGTCTTGGCACTTTTTCCACTGGTATTAATATTAGGAATCTTCATAATATTGTTTTTGCCAGTCCAAGCAAATCACAAATTAGAGTCCTCCAGTCGATCGGAAGAGGGTTGAGAAAATCAGATAATGGTGTGCCGACTAAACTTTTTGATATTATAGATAATTTATGTAATGACACAAATAAAAATTTTAGTTGGCAACATGGTAAAGAAAGACTAAAAATATATGATAAAGAAAAATTTAATTTTAAAACATACGAAATAGAAATATGAAAGATAATATAAAACATTTTAAATTAAGTACTGGTGAAGAAATAATTTGTGAAGTTGTAGAATGGGACACCATCGAAACTTCTGCTATATTAATTAGAAAAGCTATGAAATTATATGATTCAATTAATATAAGAAATGGTTATAAATTTTTTAGTTTTAGACCATGGTTGTCATTTAACGATGATCCAAATGTATTACAAACTATTAATTCTGAACATATTGTAGGAGAATCGTCTCCATCACCAGACTTACTTAAATTGTACGAAAAATCTTTAAGTAAATTAAATAAATTTTTAGAAGAAAAACCAATTAGTGATCCTATTGATTTAGATCATTTAGAAGATTTGACCGACGACGAAGTACATGAATACATAGAAGAACAATTAGATAAACAAGAAGCGAAAGACAGTGATAAATCATCAAATATTTTACCATTTCCAAAAACATTTCATTAGTATATCCTCCTCCCCAAAATACCTTAATTTATTATATACTAGAACGTAAGTTTTGTAAACCATTATTTTTTGTTTTTATTTAAAAAAATATATATTTACATGGTAATGAATATATGATATTATATACTTATTAATGGAGTAAATTATGCCAAGAAGAAATAAGAAAAGTATACATTATGTTAATAATGCTGAATTTTCTCAAGCAGTTGTAGATTATGTAAAAACAGCTGACTCAGCTAAATCTAAAAATAAAGAAATTCCTATAGTACCAAACTATGTTGCGCAATGCTTTTTAAGAATAGCTGAAGGGTTGTCTCATAAAGCTAACTTTATAAGATATACTTATAGAGAAGAAATGGTTATGGATGCTGTAGAAAATTGTCTTAAAGCCATAGGTAATTATAATTTAGATGCTGCCACTAGAACTGGTAATCCTAATGCTTTTGCTTATTTTACTCAAATAACTTGGTATGCTTTTCTTAGAAGAATAGCCAAAGAAAAGAAGCAACAAGAAATTAAAATGAAATATCTAACTTCTTCGCCATTAGAAGAATTTGTAGTAACAGAAGAAGGTTCTACTCCAATAGTTAGTGCTTTTGTTGATTCACTGAAAGATAGAATTGAAAAAGTAAGACATACTGATAATAAAATAAAAGCATATGCTAAACAAGAAAAAATTAAAAAAAAGAGAACAATAAGCGTTGATTCAGATTTAAGCGAGTTTATGGCATGAATAAATTTCCAGTAATATTAGTATTAGTTACAACCATAGTTTTAGTATTAATAACAGTAACAGTTTCTTTTGGAATGACATGGAATGATAAACCAGTTGCTTGTATGAGTAAAGAAATGGCAGAAGATGTTACGTATAGAAGACAAGAAAATTTAATTTTTAAAGCTATGCAAACAACTAAAGTGAGATCAGAAGATGGGTTACAAGATGAAATGCGAGTAATACCGTTTTCTTTTTATTTTAATCCTGCAACAAAAACTTATACAATGTTTGAATATCACTCAGCGTATAATAGTTATTGTATTTTAAGTCAAGGTGTAAAAATAGATTAATGAAAATAGCTATATTAAATGATACCCATTGTGGTATAAGAAACTCTTCACAAATATTTTTAGATAATGCAAAAGAATTTTATGATAAGGTTTTTTTTCCGGAATGTGAAAAACACAATATAAAACAAATAGTACATCTTGGTGATTATTATGATCACAGAAAATTTGTAAATTTTAAAGCTCTTAATCATAATAGAAAATGTTTTTTAAACGAAATTAGAAAACGTGGCATGATGATGGATATTATTCCTGGTAATCATGATACGTATTTTAAAAATACTAATGACTTAAATGCTTTAAAAGAACTACTTGGGCATTATATGAATGAAATCCATATAATAATGGAACCTACTGTAATGGAATATGGTTCTTTAAAAATGTCATTATTACCGTGGATTAATCAAGAAAATCATCAACAATCTATGAATTTTATACAAAACTGTAAAGCAGATTGGTTAGGTGCGCATTTAGAATTATGTGGATTCGATATGTTAAAGGGTATACCTAATCATCATGGAATGAATCCAGCAGTTGTTGACAGGTTCGAGCAAGTTATAACTGGTCATTTTCATACTTCTTCTAAAAAGGGAAACGTTTGGTATCTTGGATCACCTTTAGAATATTTTTGGTCTGATGCGCATGATCCAAAGTACTTTCATATTCTAGATACTGAAACACGCAAATTAGAAAGAATACAAAATAATTATAGGTTATTCGAAAAAATTGTGTACAATGCCACTAAAACCAATTATAATACATATACAGTATCTAATTTAGATAAAAAGTTTGTAAAAATAATTGTTGTCAATAAAGGAGATAGTTTTACTTTTGATAGATTTGTAGATAGAATTCAAAATCAAGATATATACGAACTAAAAATAGCAGAAAATTTTTCTGAATTTGTTGGTCAAAATATAGCAGACGAAGGTTTAGAAGTGGATGACACTCCGAAACTTATGGATGATTATATTAATAATGTTGATACTGATTTAGATAAGGATAAACTAAAAATTAATATGCGTGATTTAATGACAGAAGCCCAATCTTTAGAGATAGCATAATGGACATGTTAACAATACTAGGTTTAAAAAAACAAGAAGATGAAACAGAAGAACTTGACACTAAAGTCAATATACATACATTATACAAACATCGATGGGTTTGGTACCACTTAATACTGTGTATTCAAATGATTTTAACTAATGTATTATTAATAGCAATTCTTTTTGTTTTGGCATTAAAATGATAAAATTTAATAAAGTAAAGTGGAAAAATTTTCTATCCACCGGTAATACTTTTACCGAAATAGATTTAAATAGAAATAAATCAACATTAATTGTTGGACCAAATGGCTGTGGTAAATCTACTATGCTAGATGCTGTGTCATTTGGTTTATTTGGAAAACCTCATCGAAGTATTAATAAACAACAACTCGTTAATTCTATAAATGGTAAAGAATGTATTGTTGAAGTTAATTTTTCGATAGGTCAATCAGTTTATAATGTGATAAGAGGTATTAAACCTAACACATTTGAAATTTGGCGTGATGGCACTATGATTAATCAGAGTTCTCATGCCAAAGAGTACCAGAAGATCCTTGAGCAAAATATCCTAAAACTTAATCATAAGTCGTTTCATCAGGTAGTTGTATTAGGTTCCTCCTCATTTATTCCCTTTATGCAGCTATCTACTGGACACAGGAGAGGTGTTATTGAGGATCTTCTGGACATCAATGTTTTTTCTAAAATGAATATCATATTAAGAGAGCAAACTAATAAATTAAAAGATGAACTAAAAGATTTAAATTATAAAATAGATATATCAACAAATAAAATTGATACTCAGAAAAAATATATAAAAGATATTCAATTGTTGACTGATGAAAATAAAAAACAATATCACGATAAAATAACAATTTCTAATAGTAAAATTACAGTATTACAAAAAGATAATTATGAATTATCTGATGGCTTAGATGATGAACAAACAAAAATTGAAGGTGATTTGAAAGAACTTCATGATTTAAAAAATGTTAATATGATGGCTAATTCAGAAGTTCAAACTCAAATGAGAGCAATTGGTAAAACTGCAAAGTTTTTTGAAACAACTGACAATTGCCCGACATGTAAACAATCTATTTCTAGTGATATAAAAGAAATTGCTTTATCTGAAGCAAGAACAGAAGCCAAATCTTTACAAAGTAGATTACAATTGATCATGGATGAAAAAGAATCTGTAACACAAGATATTGATCATTGGAACAAATTATTAGGTTCTATTAGAGAAAAAACTACTGTTATTAATATGAATAATAAAGAAATAGCTTCATTGCAAAATAGCATAAAAGAATATCAAGAATTTTTAAATAACGATGTATCTGCAGATTTAAGTGAAGCTAAAAATCAATTAGAAAATTTGATAATGAGTAAATCAGATCTTTATACTCAAAAGATGGAAAGAAACGAAAAATATTCTTATAATTCTGCTATGGCTGAAATGTTAAAAGATACTGGTATCAAAACAAAAATTATAAAACAATATTTACCAGTAATGAATACTCTGATTAATCAATATTTACAAGTATTAGATTTTTATGTACACTTTGATTTAGATGATGAATTTAATGAAACAATAAGATCTCGACATCGTGATGATTTTACATATGAATCTTTTTCTGAAGGTGAAAAACAAAGAATAGATCTGTCTTTATTATTTACTTGGAGACAAATAGCTAAGATGAAAAATTCGGTATCGACAAATCTATTAATATTAGATGAAACATTTGATTCGTCTCTTGATCATGAAGGTGTAGAAAATTTATTAAAAATATTAACAACTCTTCCAGATGAAACGAATGTATTTGTTATATCCCATAAAGGAGAAATATTAGATAATAAATTTGAAGATAAAATAGAATTTACAAAAGTAAAAAACTTTTCGAAGATTGCTGCTTAACTGTTTACAAATACCCGAAAATGTTATATAATTATTATAGAAAAGTGAGGTTATAATATGGAATTTTCTGACAATACAATGACAATATTTAAAAATTTTGCTGATATAAATCAAAATATATTAGTACAAGAAGGTACAAAATTAAAAACAATTCATGAAGCTCGTAACGTATTAGCAATTGCACAAGTTGATGATACATTCCCTAAAGATTTTGGAATATACGATTTAAGTGAATTTATTGGTGTTACTAATTTAGTAGATAAACCAAATCTTTCTTTCGAAGATGAATACGTAACAATTAGTGATTCTACTGGTAGAAGTAAAATTAAATATTTTTATTCATCTCAAGATACTCTTACAACTCCATCTAAAGATATTGTTATGCCCGAAGGTGAAGTTAAATTTAAATTAGAATCAGCAGTTTTAGATAAAATAAAAAGAGCAGCGTCAACTTTAGGACATACCGAAGTATCAATAGCTAATAGTGATGGATCAATAAAAATATCTGTTATTGATAGTCAAAATAGTACTTCAAATACTTTCTCTATTGATATACCTGGTGAATATACAGAAGGTACAAACTTTAATTTTATTTTAAATATAAGTAATCTAAAAATAATACCAGATGATTATGACGTAGAAATATCATCTAAATTAATATCACAATTTTCTAATCCAAGAATGAATGTTCAATACTGGATAGCATTAGAAAAGTCATCAACGTTTGGAGTATAACATGGCAAAAGAAGTAGAAACAACTGAAAACGTAGATACGGTTGATACAAATATCGATACTGTAACTGCAAAAGAAAAAGTTATTCAAGATTTAGCAAACAAATCTTGTAGAAGTATGGTAGCCGTCATAGATGCCATGTGCCAACGTGGTGCATTTAAAGGAGAAGAGCTTTCTACAATTGGTGGATTAAGAGATCAATGTATACAGGTTATACAAGGTGTAGAAGAATTAGAACAGGAAAAAGCTCTTAATTCTTAATATGTACTTTCTATTTGAAATGTGTTATAATTATATTATGGAGAAAGTATGTCAAATGATTTTTTATGGGTTGAAAAGTATCGTCCGAAAACGATAAACGATACTTTATTACCGAAAGATTTAAAAGAACAGTTTCAAAAAGTTATTGAAACAGGCGAGTTACAGAATATGTTACTCACCGGCACGGCTGGTCTAGGTAAGACTACAGTCGCTAAAGCTATTTGTAACGAGCTTAATTTAGATTATATTGTTATAAATGGTTCTGAAGAAGGTAATATTGATATATTACGAGGTAAGATAAAACAGTTTGCAAGTTCAGTATCTTTGCAAGGTGGAATAAAGGTTGTCATTCTTGATGAAGCAGATTATCTTAATCCTCAATCGACACAACCGGCACTTCGTGGATTTATCGAAGAATTCGCGAATAATTGCAGATTCATTTTAACTTGTAATTTTAAGAATAGAATTATCTCACCGCTACATTCTCGTTGCGCAGTTTATGAGTTTAATACTAATAAACAAATATTAAGTGAGCTTTGTCCGGATTTTTTAAAAAGATGTGAATCAATATTATCAGAAAATAATATCACATATAATAAAATGATGATTGCTGATTTAATACTAAAATTTGCTCCTGATTGGAGAAGAGTATTAAATGAATTACAAAAAAGTAGTACTACTGGAACGTTCAGCTATAATTTCGGAAATACTAGCGGACATGACGCTTTTTCTAATTTATTGCAATTAATAAAAGATAAAAATTTTAAATCTATGCGTCAATGGGTATCGAATAATATTGATACTGATGCTTCATATATATTTCGTGGAATATATGATAATATGTCAGATCATATTTCTCCGCAAAGTATTCCTCAAGTAGTTCTTATATTAGCAGATTATCAATATAAGAATGCATTTGTAGCAGATCATGAATTAAATGTTGTGGCCTGTTTAACTGAAATTATGGCAAACGTGGAGTTTAAATAATGGTTGTAAAAGATGGTCCTTTAAAACAGGCTATTAATGCAGAAGATTCTAGTATTATTAAACAAGAATTAATAACTTATAGAGTTATTGACAGTGTTCTAACAAAAGAAACTGTAGACAGAAGATTTTATGGTAGTGGTGATTATATTGATTCAACTTCATATGAACCATTAATGAGGATGTAATGCCACATAGAACTGAAGCAAAATTATTTGAGTGGGGTAAATTCATATCTCATGCTGGTAATGAATTAAATTTTAAATTAGAATGCGATGCTATATCACCAGAAGAATGGGATTGTTTAGCCAGTATGATAATGCAATATCAAGATATGCCTTTTAGATCAGTTGAAGGAATACCTCGTGGCGGTATACCACTTGCTAAAGCATTAGAAAAGTATGCCACTGGAAAAGAAGAACATCAACCTATGATTGTTGATGATATTTACACAACAGGTAAAAGTTTTCAGGATTATATGGAAAAACATTATCCTGGTACTCTTCACGCCTGGGGACATAAATGGGTAGTGTTTCAGAGAGGACCAACAATGTGGAATGACATCGGTGTTGTGAAATCACTTTTTAAATTATACGGAGTTGAATAGTGCTTATTGAAAATGAAATAAAATTAGATTATAAAGATGTATTATTCAAACCTAAAAGATCTACATTAACAAGTAGGCAACAAGTAGATTTATTTAGAACAATAGAATTTAGAAACGCAAAAGGGTGCGATAGAAGATTTTATGGTATACCAATAATTGCTTCAAATATGGACGGTGTTGGCACTTTTGAAATGGCAACTGAATTGCGCAAATCTGGTTTAATGACTTGTTTAGTTAAAACATATTCTCAAAGTGAATTAGTAGAATATTTTGACAGTGATAGTGAATCAGTTTCTAATTACACTATTATGTCTATTGGTGCGACAAAAGAAGATTTTAAAAAAATAAAAAATGTTTATGAATTGACAGATGGAAAGGTTAAATACCTATGTGTAGATGTTGCTAACGGATATACTGAATTTTTTAGTCAATTTATTTACTCATTAAGAATACAATTTCCTGAACTTATTATCATGGCAGGAAATGTTGTAACTGGAGATATGACGCAGGAGCTTATTTTAAATGGGGCAGACGTTGTTAAATGTGGTATCGGGCCTGGTTCTGTTTGTACTACTCGTATACAGACTGGAGTCGGTTTCCCGCAACTCTCAGCGACCATTGAATGCGCTGACGCTGCTCATGGCCTTGGGGCTTCTATTATTGCTGATGGAGGCTGTACGACACCAGGTTGTGTCTCTAAGGCCTTGGGAGGAGGAGCGGACTTTGTCATGCTTGGAGGAATGTTCGCTGGTCACGACGAAGGTGGCGGAAAAGTAACAGAAAAAGAATATATCACAAGTCAAGTTTGTAATGATAGTAATAAATCACAATTGTTTAATAGTGGTTCTGAAGCACACAGAAAAACTCGAATACATAAGACTATGCAATTTTATGGTATGAGTTCTACTTTAGCCAATGAAAAACATTTTGGTGGTTTAAAAGATTATAGAGCATCAGAAGGTAAAGAAGTTGAAATTAATTATAAAGGAAATATAAAAAACACTTTACAAGATTTGTTAGGTAGTATAAGATCAACTTGTACATATATTGGTGCTAAACGTCTTAAAGATATTCCAAAATGCACAACTTTTGTAAGATGTAGTGATACGCATAATAGGGTTTACGAATAATATAAAATATGGTATAATAATAATATGAGTCCTTTTGATTTTTTAAATGAAATAAATTATGGTAAAAAAAATATCATGATTGATGATATTAGCGAAAAACAATATAATTCATTTATGGTTAATCGCGGTTTGTCTTACTTTAAAGATACTGCTGTAATTGCTAATGAAATGAATATGAATCACCACCTAGATAATCGTTTACAATTTGATTTTCTTATAAATATTATAAGAAGAAAAAGACGGTTTTCGAAATGGAATAAACCAGAAACCGTGGATGACTTGGACGTTATTAAAGAGTATTATGGATATAGTAATAAACAAGCTAAAGCAGTTCATAATCTTCTTTCGTCTGATCAAATTGGAGAATTAAGAAAGAAGGTTTTTAAAGGTGGAAGAAAAAAATAGTATTATAGAGTGGAGTCCAAGCTCAATGCTGGAAGTTACTCTAAATGAACCAGATGATTTTTTAAAAGTTCGAGAAACACTTACGCGTATTGGTGTAGCTTCAAGAAAAGAAAATAAATTATTTCAATCTTGTCATATACTACATAAACAAGGCAGATATTTCATAGTACACTTTAAAGAGTTATTTCTGTTAGATGGTAAAAAATCTAATTTAGAAGAAAATGACGTTGCGCGCAGAAATACAATTGCACAACTTATGAGTGATTGGGGTTTAATAACAATTGAAAATAGTAAACAATTAGAACAATTAGCTCCGATGAGACAAATTAAAATTATACCATTTAAAGAAAAAGATAAATGGGAATTATGTCCGAAATATAATATAGGGAATAAGAATTGAATGATGTGAAAAAAGCGGCTCAAGAACAGGCCGAAGAAGCTTTTGTTGGTTTTATAAAATTTAGTAAATATATTGCATACGGAAGTATATTATTTTTATTAATTGTTGCAAGATGTAATTTTGGAGATGATGGTACTGGTGGTACTGGAAACCCAGACTTATATCCAGAATATTTGAAAAGGATGGGCGTTGATGAGTAATGAGCCATATAATAATGAAGGCTTTGCTTCTGCATATATAATGTTAATTTTTATAATGTTAATATTTCCAGCAATATTATTATTTTCATCTTTAGGTACCTGGAGTTTGTTTGTTCAAATGCATTTACCTGATGGTGATTGTTGGGAAAATGCTAAACATGAAAAAGTATGTAAAGGTGAAGTTGATTGTAAATTTATGAGAAATTTTTGTACTAAATTATGACAGATAAAAAAATAGTTTTTCTTGCCGATTTAATAGAACAAAAACTTCGTAAAGAAAAAGAAATAGAATATTATGAAAGTAAATTAAAAGAAATTACTAGTAAATTATTTTTCTTAAAAAAAGAACAAGATTTAACTAATTTAATTATTAATATAATACAACACGAAAAGATAGTGGACATAAAAGAGTTTTTAACAGATGAAAAAAATATTTGATAAATTACCAGATTTTTATTTAAGCCATTGGTTATTAAGAATACCATTAGCAATAGTTTTTATTCAACAAGGCTGGATGAAAATGCCTGTTAGCGCAGAAGAAGCTGCATCATACGATTTATCATACATTGTTTGGTGGTTTGTAACTTATGGTGAGTTTTTATCAGGCGTAGGTTTATTAATAGGTGGTATCTTAACCTCTAATTGGATGTATAAAGAAATGCCAGATTGGTTAGGAGACATGATTACTAGATTTAGTGGTATTACAATGTGTTGTATCATGACAGGTGTTATATGGGTTGGAGAGCCAGAAAGTTTAATGGACGTAATCATATATGATAATTTACACGTTTTATTATGGGTTGGTGGTTTGTTTTTTGCTTTAAGAGGCAATAGAGTATAATAGAGGGAGGATATTATGCATTACGTATTATACGCATTATTTATGATGCATCCAGAAAATACCAACGACTGGAGAATAACAGATAGACTGCAATTTCAAAATCAATACGAATGTCAAAAATATTATAATACTTATACTAATGAATTAATAGGTGGATTAAGAGATTATATGTCTGCGAATCATGGACCGCCAGATGCAGGTAATTATACTTTACTTGAAGTTGGTTGTATGGTGCACGATGGAGTAAATCCAGCACTTCAAAAAAGATTTCCATTGCAAACAAATCCACAATTAGAATATTTTTTAAACATACCAAAAAAACACGATACTTAATTGTATATATAGTAATAGGATGCCAAAGATGGGTCCTATATTTTAACCTTGCTACGTCATAGGAGGTAAACATGACTGGTACTTTTATGTTCCCAAGGAACGCTTTTCTAGGTTTCGACCATTTATTCGATGAACTCGAAAGAGTCACAAATCACGCAAAAGATACATATCCACCACATAACGTTGTCAAAGACGGCGATATGAAGTATGATATTGAATTAGCAATTGCGGGTTTTTCAAAAAAAGATATATCAATAGAACTTAAAGATCATGTGCTCACCATCACTGGAGATCGTGAAGCCAGAAGAGATCAAGACAAATATGTTCATAAAGGTATATCTGGTCGAAAATTTGTAAAATCGTTCAGGTTATCAGAGTACGCAGAAGTCAATGGTGCGGATTTGACGGATGGGATTCTTACTGTCAGTATAGAAGTAGTCCTACCGGAAAAGATGCGACCCCAGCAAATTTCAATTGGAACTGGGAGACAAACCAATGACAACAATAGTGCTCAACTACTCAACGAGTCTGCTTGAAAGCCTATCAAAATCTTTAAAAAGTTTATTAATCAATCTGTATATCGGTTGGCAAAACGGTAGACAGAGATCTGTAAATAGAAATGTTGCAATACTCTTACTTAGACATGCTAAGTCTGATTATGCAAATGAAACTACAGATAGCTTAACTGCTAGATTAAATGAGAAAATGGGTATTTAAATGAAAATATTAAAAAATATTTGGAATTATATAAGACCTAAATCTCAAAGAGAACTTCAAGAAGAATGGCTAGCTAGTTCGCATGACTTAGTTGAACTAGAAAAAAGACAAAAACAACTAATCAATCCTAATCTTAAGGGTTGGGTATAAATAAAAGGGACAGGGAAACTTGTCCCTTTAAATTTAACAGGAGATAGAAATATGGCATTTAGTTTATCGTCGAGAAGTCGAGGAAAATTAGAAGGCGTTCATCCCGATATGATCGCTGTAGTTGAAACTGCAATAACTCTTACTAAAATTGACTTTGGCGTAACATATGGTGTAAGAACTTTAGAAGAACAGAAAAAATTATATGAATCTGGTAGATCACAAACTATGAATTCGAAACATTTACTTCAAGATGATACTGGTTATTCACACGCTGTTGACGTTGTAGCTTATGATGGATCAGATGTTGTTTGGGAAATAAATGTTTATGATGATATATGTGACGCATTTAAAAAAGCAGCAGAGATGCATGGAGTTTCGATAAAATGGGGAGCTGCATGGTCTGAAGGAGATATAAGATCATATTCTGGTACAGCCGAAGATGCTATGAATGCTTATATAGATTTAAGACGTAGCCAAAATAGACGACCATTTATAGATGGACCACATTTCGAATTAATGTAATGAAACCTATACCTTTACAAGTAACTGACAAAGCCAAAATATATTTAAAAAGCGTAGGTAAACCTAACGTATCTTTATCTGTATTGGGTGGTGGGTGCGCAGGATTTCAATATGAGTGGGGAACTACTGATAAAAAACCCACTGTTGAAAATTTATGGTTAGATCCAATGGCAGAAATGTTTGTCTTTGGTTGTACAGTTGATTATGTAGAGGAATTGGGTGGATCTTATTTAAAAATAATTAATCCTAATGCTACAGCAAGTTGTGGTTGCGGAGAAAGTTTCGCAGTATAAAAAAACTGTTTACATTGCATGCAAAATTTGATATAATTATATTATGAAATCATTTTACACTTCAGTAGTCCGTTACGGCAGTTCTATGCTCTATCGCGGTTATGACGCGACTGGGCAAAAGATATTTAAAAAAGAACATTTTAAACCCACATTCTTTGTCAATTCGCCAAAAGACGTTGGTTGGCGAGGCATTGACGGAACACTAGTTGCGCCTGTGCAACTTGAATCTATGCGTGAAGCTAAGAACTGGTTGGCTAAATATAATGATGTAAAAGGCTTTAACGTATATGGCGCTACAAATTATATTCATCAATATATAACCAATAAGTTTCCTCGCGACATTGAATTTAATCGTGATAAAATTAATGTAACTAATATTGATATTGAAACAGAATATAGTGATGGATTTCCTCATCCAGATATAGCTGACCAAAAAGTATTAGCTATTACTATAAAAAATAATATAGACGACACATATCATGTATGGGGTTATGGCGATTATAATACTGAAGCTGCTTTAATAAAGCCAGTAAAATATTATAGATGTCGTGACGAAGCTAGCTTATTATCTAAGTTTTTAGATTTTTGGTCAACTCATCAAAACATGCCTGATGTAATTACTGGTTGGAATATCAGATTTTTTGATGTTCCATATTTAATTAATCGCACACATAGAATACTCGGCGTTGATATGACGAAAAAGTTTTCTCCATGGGGGTTAATAGATTCGCGTGAAATTACTAAAAGAGGTAAGAAGACAAACACCTTTGATATTAAAGGTATACAACAACTAGACTATATGGAATTATTCCAAAAGTTTGGTTATTCATATGGTCCACAAGAATCTTATCGTTTAAATCATATTGCTTATGTCGTATTAGGTGAAAAGAAACTTTCATTTGAAGAATCGGGCTCCTTAAAAAATCTATATAAAGATGACTTTCAAAAATATATTGATTATAACATGAAAGATGTTCAACTTATTGAAAGACTTGAAGACAAACTTTCATTGATTACATTAGCTATGACTATAGCATATAAAGGTGGTGTGAATTATCAAGACACTTTCGGCGTTACTGCAATATGGGAATCGATTATATATCGTTATTTAAATACACAAAGAAAAGTTCCACTAACTACACAAATAGATAGTAGCGATTATATAGTCGAAGGTGCTAAAACAGTAGATAATCCTGGACCAAATGAAAGAGATAGAGGTTATAATTCTGCTATAGTAGGTGGCTATGTCAAAAGTCCAATACCGGGAAGTTATGATTGGGTTGTTTCGTTTGATCTAAATTCACTATATCCAAACATTATTGTACAAACTAACATTTCGCCTGAAACATATCATAAATTTGACAACGCGCATCAAGGCGTAGATCTTTATTTTAAAGAAGATATAAAAAGCAAATATTCAATGGCAGCAAATGGTACTAAGTATAAAAAAGATATTGACGGATTTATACCTAATATTATTAAAGAATATTATGGCGAACGTGTTTCTGTAAAGAAAATGCAATTGGCCGCAGAAAAACAATATCAAAAAGAAAAAACATACGACTTAGAAAAACAAATAGCTACATTTGAAAATAGACAAATGGCTATTAAAATTCTTTTAAATTCTTTGTACGGCGCATTAGCAAATAAGTATTTTAAATACTTTCATCCAGGCATGGCTGAAGGTGTAACTATGACTGGTCAATTAACTATTAGGTGGGCTGAAAAAGCTGTTAATAACGAAATAAACAAGGTAATGAAAACAGATGATAAAGATTATGTTATCGCTATTGATACTGATAGCTTGTATGTCGATTTTGGTTCTTTAATAAAAAAGTTAAAACCAAATGATCCTGTAAAATTTCTTGATGAAATATGTGTAAAACACTTTGAACCAGCATTAAAAAAATCCTACGATGAACTATATAGTAAAATGAATCATCACACAAAGCGCATGGAAATGTCGCGTGAAGTTATAGCAGATAGAGGTATATGGACTGCAAAAAAACGTTACATATTAAATGTACATAATTCTGAAGGTATTCAATATGCTGAACCAAAATTAAAGATAATGGGTATTGAAGCTATCAAATCTTCAACGCCTGAAGTGTGTAGAGATAAATTTAAAGAAATATTTAAAGTGCTAATATCTGGAACAGAAGCTGATACGCAAAAATTTATTCGTGATTTTAAAAATGAGTTTCATTCACTACCGCCTGAAGATGTATCCTTTCCAAGAGCAGTTACGAATATCACAAATTGGATAGATAAGAAAACTATTTATAGTAAAGGTACACCAATACA